ACAACTGGATTGACAATGATCCTGCCTTTAAAGAAAGATTCAAAAAATCCGCTCAAATCGGAATAGATGCACTGGAAGATGAAGCTAAACGCCGTGCTTTTGAAGGAGTTAAAAAACCTGTTTATCAAAATGGCAAACTTGTAGGTAAGGTTGTAGAGTATTCTGATTCGCTATTAATGTTCCTGTTGAAAGGAAACAAGCCGGACCAGTATAAAGAGCGCTTCCAGCATGGCGGGGATCCTGAAAACCCGATCAATCATAACGTTACTACCCGTGTAATTTTTGAGGATATGACGGAAGAAAAGAGCTAATTAATTTTTTAACAACTAAATAAGAACCAAAAAATGAAAACAATTATCACAGTAAAAAAAGAAGTTGAAGTAAAGACTCTTCATGTTGAAGCTAAAGTAAGGTACTGGGAAGATGCTTATGTAAATGGAATTAATGATACAGAAGGTAAATTAATACCATGTAGAGAAGGTGATTTATGGAAGCCTATTATTGATTTAGAAACCGGACAAATTCTAAATTGGAAACAAGGTATTGAGGCCGAAATTCATTACAAAGTTTGTGATGCAGGGAGCTACTTCATCAAGGATGAAGGTAATAATACTATTCTTTCAATTGAAAACGATTATGTTCCTAAAATCCTTTGTCCTGCTGATAATGGATATGGTGATTATATCATAATGGATATTGACAAAAACGGTTTCATTCAGAAATGGGAAGCTGATATATATGAATTCACAGCCATGGAGGAGGAGTAAAAATGAGACCAATCCACTTCCCCGAAGCAAACATTGAATTTACGAAACCAGCTACTATGGATGATAGTGAATGTTTGCCAATTTCTGCTTATGTCGGAATTGATTCAAACGGAAACCATCACATTAATACCGTGTGGCAGCCAAACAAAGAAGATATTGAAGCGATTAACGCCGGCCGGCCTATCGTAGTATGTGTTTTGGGCATCAGTTTGCCCCCATTAGCCCTGTTCACCTATGACGAAAATGGTGATACAAATCAGTAATCCAGCAAACCTTTAGAGGAATGAAAACCGAAGAATCAAAAGACCTTATCAGCAGCTTCATTTCCCGCTGTAACGATTACAAATGCCCAACTAATGCTTTTTGTGCAAGGTTCAGGCAATTGAGAATTGATAGAGAAAAGGGAGACAACATCTTTTCAATAACCGATTTTAAAGGCCGTTTGAAGAATGGCTTATGTGATTATTTTATTAACGCTGATGTTGATTAAAATAAAACCATATAAGACCGGAAAGTTTCATGGCATTCCAATAGTCAAAGAACTACTTAATCCTTCAGTTAAATGGATAATAGACCTTATGATCAGGTGTAAAGGCTGTTATGTCGGCATATCTGCAAAAGGAAGTCATCTGTACATAGATAATCATCCATCTTTAACGATTGACCCAAATCACATAGAGGATTTAAAAACTGTTCTTGACGATGTGAGAGAATACGCGGACTTAACTGAATACAGGCTGACACCGGAGCGGTATAAAGAGATTTTAACCTATTACATTAAATAGATATGAAACTTAACAGATCAGCAGATACAGGAGGCAAGGTAATTATCTCCAAAAATTAAGTATTTTTAGTTCATGGAATTATATTTACAAGAAAAAGTATATTACTATTCAGAGAATGGTAAACTTCATCAAATTCAGGTAAAGGCCTTTATAACTAACCGTGAACAAGGAGCTAAAATTGAAATGGATATACTCGCTTTAAGTCTGGGTGTCAACTTCATAAAAGAGGATTTAAACCCTGTAGTTTATAATCAAAATTTAAAAATACTTGATGAAAAAATTAAGGAGTATATAGTCATGTATCTTAGAACTTCTTTTTAAAACTAAAAAAGGGCTTGACCGAGGAAGTCAAACCCTTTTTAAATTAACGCTCTCAATTACTAATTCCAAAGATAGCCTTTCCTGCCAGTCTGTCAATGATCAAAAATATTCTCACTTTTGATTAGTTTTGATTGGAAATTAACGCTCTCTTATCTTGGAACAGGTTTTTCGCTTTAACGCAAAATTCAAACCCTTCTTTTTTTCACACGCCCGGTACAAACATAATTGGGGAGGAAGGGGCCGCGGCGGTTCGCATTACGGCACTGACCGTTTTCTTTTCCTGCTGACGCAGAAAGAATATTTCAGAGGAGTTTTCCTACGGGCAATCTTCGGCGATATCCGTGATTCGCTTTTCAAAGACTTTAAGGACCGGCTTGAGGAAAAAACAGACCTTGGGTATCTAAATGAAAAAGACTTTGACATAAATGAAAGCAAGATGTCGATTGTTTATAAACCTACCGGCAACAGCATTATTTCAAAAGGTTTTAAAAAGTCATCAGGCAAATCCAGCGCAAAGCTCAAATCTATTGCCGGTGTTACTCATGTACTCATAGAAGAAGCGGAAGAAGTTGAGGAAGAAGATTTTAATAAGCTGGATGACAGCATCAGGACGAATAAAGTTGAAAATATCGAAATCCTGCTGCTGTTTAACCCGCCTTCAAAAAATCACTGGATTATCAGGCGCTGGTACAACCTGCAGGAATCAGAATTTGAAGGCTGGTATTATGCAGCTCCTAAATCTGACCCGGACCTGCTTTCAATTCATACTACCTATCTGGATAATATAAAAAACATTAACAGCAAGACCGTTTCAAAATTTGAAAGTTACGGCAATCCAGGTTCACCGAACTATAATCTTGAATTTTACTACCGTGATGTTAAAGGTTTGATAAGCGAAGGCGCTAAAGGCAGGATATACCGTAATTGTAAACCTATCACGCTGGCAGAATTCAAAGACCTTCCCTACCCTTCTTTTTACGGGCTTGACTTCGGTTATTATCCTGACCCGGCCGCGCTGGTTGAGATTAAGCGGCACAACAATACAATCTGGACGCGCGAACTGATTTATGAAACTGATTTGACTAACCAGAAACTGGCTGAAAAAATAAAACTTCATATTCGGCCCAATGCTCCAATTTATGCCGATTCAGCCGAACAAAAATCAATCAATGAACTGTTAGCGGAAGGCTTGAATGTTTTTCCGGCTATCAAAGGCCCTGATAGCGTGGATTTTGGTATTAAGAAGCTACAAGGCCTCGACTGGTTTATTACGGAAGATTCTAAAAACTTCTTGTATGAAAATCAGGAATATAAATACGAGATTGACCGGGATGGACTCAATACCGGCAAACCAGTTGATAAGCATAACCACTTAAAAGATGCTTCGCGTTATGGTGTCGTTTCTCATGAAATTTATGGAGGGGGCGAAAGAGCTACAGGCCGAAGAAACTAAAAAATATTTCAAAAAAACTTTATAAAATACTTTGCTATTAGCAAAGTATTTGTATATTTGTAATGTCATCACACGGATGGCAGTTCTTTGATAAACAAAACAAGTTAAAAAAATGGAAACATTAACCGACAGAGTTTGGGAATACTCAAAAAACAATCCCGATGGCTTCACTCTCAACATTGAAACAATGAAGCCGGTCAAATTCGGAATCTGTGCTGCTTACTTAGAAACACAGAATTGTTTCGGAAAAGATGGCTTAGAAAAAGCAGTAAGCCACGCACTGGAACACGAAAAGATAGTTGGAGGATGGTTAAATGAAGAAAATGAATTGTTCTACTTCGATTCAATTAAAATCTTCAGCAATCTGGATGAAGCAGTCGAATTTGCAAAACAAAACAAACAGCTTGCAATCTTCGACTTAACTAACTTACGAGAAATCAGGATAGAGGGGGAATAACCCCTCTATCTTTTAAACTATTTACGATAATGGAAACTTTAGAATTAACAAAAGAGCAATCCAGGTCAATATCTAATTACCGGCGTATGGGTATCGATATTGAAATATTAAATGAAAATACAGTCAAAATCAAACAGGCCCGGCTTGTGAATGGCTATATCCTGAACCAGAAACAGCTGGTAGAACGGGCAAAAGAAGTATTTCCAAGCTTCAAGGTTATCCCTGTACCCTACAGCCTTGATACAGGCTGTATAACTACGGATTGGATAGCTGATAAAATGAATGAGTTTGGTATAAAGCGTTCAGATTTATTAAAGCAGCTTGCAATAGATGAATCATCTTTGAGCCTTTTTTTATCAGGAGAAAGGAAGATGAACAAAAGCCAGCGGGCCGCCTTTTTCTTCTACTTTTTGGTTTATGAACTGAATAGGGATTTTAGAGAACAAAAGAGCTGAAATTTTTCTTTTGATTGGTTTTGATTGGAAATTTATATATTTGAATCAAAATCGTTCTTTGCGGGGTGGAGCAGCGGTCAGCTCGCCGGTCTCATAAGCCGGAGGTCAAAGGTTCGAATCCTTTCCCACGCAACATACTTTTTTAGACTGGATAAAATAGATGCAAAAAATAGGGGGTGAAATGTTCGCCTCCTATAATCCGGACAATAGTTCTTTTCAATTCTCTTCGCTACGGGACTGCGATAAATCATTGTTAACCCCTTAAAAAAATAACAAAATGGATTTATTCAAATGTCCCTTAGATGAAACACTCCCAGATATGCCAAAACAGGCATGTTCTTTCCGTATCGGACAAGTTGTAAAACTTGTTTTCGGAATTATCGGTTCTACACCTCCTTTCTCTGAAACAGGTGAACCCGCAACCCCTATCACCGCAAAAGCTTCTTGGGATCCTTTGGTATCTGCCACTGATGCAACAAAAATTGTTGTAACGAATTA